AGAAAAATTACATGAAAGAACTTACGGGACAACATCTTGGACTGATGCTTATACAGTAGATGAGATGAATGACTGGATTAAAGAAAAAGTGTGGTTTATGCCTAGTGGTGATACAAGGGAGGGATTATTTCAATCATACCCTTTAGTATTTGATTGGGTTAGAGATAACGGATACCGCATGACTTGGCGCCCACACATTATAGCATTTGAGCAAGACCGATGCGTATGATAATGTTTAAATACAACAATTAATTTGGATAAGCAAGAAGCCCTTCGTATATTGGAGGAAATAGAGGAGAATATTAACGTCTGTTGTGCTATAACAATGGATCCCGATGATGTATTAGTTTTAATAGATAAAATAAAAAGTTATATAAATGAGCAATGTTAACGATAGAAGAAAAATCCACGAAGAGTTAGAAGTGGTAAAAGAAGGATTTGCTAATGGTGTTGCCTCTGGTTTTCCCTTATCCCATTTAGAAAAACAACAAATGATAGAGGATGCCGCCTCGGCATTCGGTCAGTTTCTAGATGCATTAAGATGCGATTGGAGAAACGATCCAAATTCAATGGAAACACCAAAACGTATTGCTAAAAAATATGTTTTAGAACAATGGGCTGGGAGATATAATTCCCCACCCTCAATTACATCTTTCCCCTCAGATGGTTATCAGGGGATGGTTTTGGAATGTAATATACCTTTAACAAGTATGTGTAGTCACCACCACGAATCTATATTAGGTAGAGTCCATATAGGATACATCCCGGGTGAAGGGGGTCAAGTTGTGGGTTTAAGTAAATTAAATCGTCTTGTAGAACACTTTGGACGTAGAGGTGCAATTCAAGAACAATTAACTGTGGCTATCCATCAGGCTATAAATAAGATATGCGAGGGAAATATCGGAGTTGCAGTTTCAATTATAGCATCACATTCCTGTGTATCATGTAGAGGTACAGGACATAGAGGAGCATCAATGGTCACCAATGAACTCTCAGGTGTATTTAGGGAAAAACCAGAAGTAAGAAAAGAATACTTCGACTCTATTGCAATGGCTAATAATTTAAAAGATAGTCATTAATAAATTAAACCCTTAGTATACTTTTATTACTCTCCTTAGGGTTTCATATATGTATAACAAAAATTATGATTATATACGAAACAACTAATCTGGTAAATGGTAAGAAATATATAGGTAAAGATAGAAATAACTCCCCCTACTATTTAGGTGGGGGGGTTCTTTTAAAAGAAGATATTCAAAAGTATGGTAAAAATAATTTCATCAAAAAAACAATTGAAACTTGCTTATCTATTGAGGATTTAAAGATTAAAGAGGTTTATTGGTTAGAATATTATAATACCAAGGATAACCCTCTTTTTTATAATTTAACTAATAAAAGTTATGGGAGCGACGGAGGTCCTACGAAAACACAAAAGTATTTAAATAGAGGGAAGCAAATCTCCAAATCTCGAACTGGTAAAACATACCCTCTAGTTAGTGAAGCCCTTCAAGGTCTTAAAAAACCCAAAATAAGTAAGGCATTGCTCGGAAAACCTAAAACAAAGGAACATAAAAAGAATATAAGTTTAGGAAAAAAGGGAATACCTAGTAAAAGAAAAGGTAAACCCTGTTGGAAGCAAAGAGGAAAACCTAAACCTGGTGCCGGGGGTAAAGGAAAATTAAAATTAGGAGCAGGACCAAAAACAGGTAAATATATTAAAAATATAGAAACTGGAGAAATATACCCCTCAGTTAAAAAATGTATGGAAAAATTTGGAATACATAAAAGGAAAATGTATATTATGTTGAAAGACGAGAATAGTAAATTTAAATATTTAAAATCATGTTAAAGGTAGATAATAAGTTAATATTAAGTTGGGGTGATGTAGAAACATTAGTTAAAACATTATGTGAGAAGATTATAACTGAGACACCAAACATAGATTCAGTACACGGTATTGCTAGGGGAGGTTTAATCCCTGCTGTAATGGTTTCACATATGTTAGATTTACCTTATGTATACGTAGTAGGTCCTAATACTTTAGTAATAGATGATATTGCTGATAGTGGAACAACATTAAATAACTCACCGGGTGTGTATACAGCAGTACTACACTATAAACCCCACACTAGTAGTTTTAAACCCACAATATGGGCTGAGGAGCATAAAGGAGATGAGTGGCTTATCTACCCTTGGGAGAAAACAGATAGTAACCACATACAAGATTATTTGGGTGATGCTGTTAAAGTTGAAGCTCCAAATCAAACATTTTTTTAAATAAATAAAAACTAAAAACAAGTAGATTATGAATTATTGGCAAGTAGATGTAAAACTTACATTAGAAAACGAACAAGGTAAAATACAAAGAGTTACTGAAAAGTATTTAGTGGAAGCAATTTCACCAACAGATGCGGAATCCAAAGTGTACAAAGACTTTGAGGGTGAGAGCAATTTTACAGTAGATAAAATAGTAAAAACCAAAATTATAAAAATAATAGCTTAATGGGGAAACAATTAGATTTTGGGTTTTATTATTCCCCTAATAGTATAGCTGACGTGCCCTTTGTAAATGAAGTAGAAATTTTTAACCACACATTCGGAAAACCAAATGCTTATGAATCAATCATCCCCGAAAAAAAAGAATGGCAATTTGTTTACGACTTCGTACTCGAAGAACTTGAAGAATATAGAGAAGCTTGCGAAAGTGGAAACATCGTGGAAGTTTTGGATGCTATTTGTGATATTACTTATGTTACCTTGGGGAACGCTACTATGCTACACGGTCTTAAGGATAAGATATGGCCCGCGTATCAAGAGGTACAGGCAAGTAATATGTCAAAAACTTGTGCAACTGAGGAAGAAGCCATGGATACTGTCACCAAAAGAAGCGAAGAACAGTTTGAGTCATGTCATTTCGAAAAAGTCGGTGGTAGATTCGTAGTATATAGAACAAGAGATAGAAAGGTCATGAAATCAATTTCATACTTCCGACCTGATCTAAGACAATTCTTTACACAAGAGGAATTAGATAAAGATTATCTAAAATCAGATACAAACCAATAAATAAAAACTAGGCTCCTTAAGGGAGCCTTGTTATATTTAATAAAATAAAAGTTTTACAATGTCTTATAAAAAATGTTATTCTACTAGATTAGGAAACAATAAATATAAAATCCACTTATGGGATGAAGCGGGTTACGATGAAATAGAATGGTATGATTATGCTTACCAAGTATGTTCTCCTGGGGATGGTAATTATAAAGGTTTAAGTGGTGAATCCTTGAAAAAAATTCAAAAATGGGATAAAAATACACCTAATCTACATTTTAATAAAATGAAAGCGGAACAAAAATACCTTATTGAGAAATATGGGATTAATGATACTCCTTCGGTAGGTCATAGAGAACTATTTTTTGATATTGAGTGTGAAATTGGTGGGGCTTTAACTGAAGAGTATATAGAAGGTGCTCCTATGCCTATTACTTCTATCGCTTATTGGGATAAAACCCCGGATGAATGGGTAATTTTAATTTTAGATAAAAAGAATAATGTTACTTTAACTGAAAATGGGAATACAAAAATAATTCCCCTTAAAACCGAAAAAGAGTTATTATATAAATTCTTAGAATTTTTTAGAGAAATAGACCCAGACATTTTAGTGGGATACAATAGTGATTTTTTTGACATTCCTTATCTTTATTATAGAATGTGTAATGTGTTAGGTAAAAATTTAGCGGATATGTTATCTCCTTTAGGATTGGTAAATGTCAAGAAAAATAATGATTATTTCTATAAACAAGATCAATATGTTGATTTAATTGGTGTGGAATCATTAGATTATATGAGATTACATAAAAAATACAGTTGGAAAGATGAACCAAGTTGGAAATTAGATGCTATTGGGGCAAAGTATGTAAATTTAGGCAAAATTGAATATAAAGGAAATCTAGATCAATTATTCCAAAAAGATATTCATACTTTTATAAAATACAATTTTCGAGACGTAGAAATACTTCAAAAATTAGATGAAAAGCTCCAATATATATCTTTAACCAAAAATTTATCACATAAAGGAAAACATAATTATAGTGAAGTTTATGCTAACAGTAAAACCCAAGATGGAGCAATTTCAGCTTATTTACTATCAAAAGGTATAATTCCACCACCTAAAGAGCCAAACCCACAGAAAAAAAATAATTATGCTGGTGGTTTTTTATTTTGCCCTAAAGCGGGTTTGTATAAATATATGTTTGATGAAGATTTAACTTCTTTGTATCCATCAATTATTATGACTATAAATATAGGTAAAGAAACATTTATAGGCCGCATTATAGATGGGGATGATAGAAACAATAGACTAGGACTCAATGATTTAAAAGCCAAAGACCCAGATGAATTGTTAGAAGTTGAAAATGGTAGGAGACAACAAACTAGTGTCAAAGTTAAAGATTTAATTAACATAATTGAAAATGGAAAATTAGCAGTCTCCGCTAATGGTTCAATGTTTAGAACCGATAAAGAATCTGTTTTATCTACTATTTTAAAAAAATGGTTTGATGAACGTGTTTTGTATAAAAACCGTATGAAAGAAGCATACAAAGCAGGTGATAAAGAAGCTGGAGAATACAATCACCTAATGCAATACACTATGAAAATACTCTTGAATTCACTCTATGGTGCTACAGCTTTACCTTCTTTTAGATACGGAATGAATTTATCCATCCTTAGTGAAGCTATTACATTATCTGGCCACAGAATCATTCAGGAATCGGCGTTATGTGCAAACACACACATGAATAAACTTATGAGGGATAATAATTTAGCTACAGAGTTTAAAAGAAAATTAAAAATATGACATTAAAAAAACAATCTATTAGAAAAAATATGATGATTTTAGCTAATAACAAACTAGTTACAAAGGAAGAATTAATAAAGGAAAGTGAAAATTGGTCTGAACCCCAAGAATTATTTTTTAAAAAAATGATTAAACAAGGAGGTACTTTTAATGTAAATAAAGTTCAATATAAGGTAAGTATAGAACGAAGAGATGACTTAGACTCCAATGGAAACAAACCCATTAATTTACCCCTCTCCCCAGGAGAAAGATCATTTTAAATTAAAGTTTATGTTAGTAGAAATACCAAATGAAAAGAAATAAGTTATGAAACATTTAGAAGATACACCTTGGTTTATCTGTGATAGTGATGATGAAAATTATTGCGCTTACATGGACACAGACTCAGTATACATTAATGCTGAACCCCTATTAAACTTTTTATACCCCAATTTTGAAGGTTTAGAAGATAGTAAAAAAGATGATTTATTAGAGGGGGTAGCATTAGAATATCAAGACATAATCACACACCAATATAACACTTTAGCTAAAGAATGTTTTAACGTACCTAATGGTGTAGTTAATAAACATAGATTAGAGATGAAAACAGAAGCTGTTATCCGATCTGCATACTTTAGGGCAACTCGTCGTTATGCCCAATGGATTACTAAAAAGGAAGGTATAGCTAAGGAAGAATTAGAAATTAAGGGGTTGGAATTTATGAAAGCTAATTTCCCACCTATTTTAGGAGAATTTTTTAATGATATACTACACCAAGTACTTAAAGGTGGTGAAAAAATTGATATTCTAGATCAGATTAAAGTTTTTAAAAAACAAATTTTAGACGGTACAATCCCACTAGCAAAATTGGGAAACCCTACCTCAGTCAAAAAGCTAGAAAAATATTCAGGAAATACCCCCAGATCCGGTGAGATTTTCACGGAAATAAAAAAACGTGCACCAGCACCCGTTAGAGCAGCAATTCGCTATAATGATTTATTAAGACTGTGGCAGTTGGATAGAACTTATAATTTAGTTACTATGTCTGATAAAGTTAAATGGATTTACTTAAAAGATAACCCATATAAAATAGAGGCATTAGCATTTTTTGATTATGAAATCCCTGATAAAATCCAAAACTTTCTAACCCTTTATGCTAATAGACAAAGAGTCTTTGAAACTATCTTACTTAACAAATTAGAAGGATTCTTTTCAGACCTTTCATGGGAACTTAACTTAAATCCTCACCTAAATGTGTTAAAATCCTTTGAGATATAAAATATCTTTTGTATATTCACTAATATAAAAAACAATAAAATGATTAATAAAGTAAAGTTAACATCTCTAATTTCTAAGTATTATTTAAATGGGTTGAATAATCAAGCAAAATGGAGAATTAAAAATAATCAACTTACAATATATGCAGGGGAATCAGGTAAAGTGTGTAAAGTAGTATTGAAAGATTTCCCATTAGGGGATGGTGAATTAGGGATATTTGATACCGGGAAATTGTCAAAACTAATGTCTATTACAAGTGGGGATTTAATGTTAGGGGTGGAAAAACTTAAATCTATATTTACAAAATTATATATTAAAGATTCTCATTTCGATTTAACATATTCTTTAGCTGATGTTTTAATTTTAGGGAAAAATATATGGTATGACGAACCCCAAGATTACAATTTTAAGTTAAAACTTAACAGTGAAGACATTGACCATTTAATTAAAGCAAAAAATGCTTTAGGGGAAGTTGAAAACATGCTAATCAGAACCACTACTGATTTAGATAAAAACCCAATATGTGAATTCATATTTGGAGATAATACAGGGTTTTCAAATAAAATTACATACCAAATTGGTGGTGGAGATATAAAGGATTTAGAATTAGAAATCCCTTACAATTCTAGTATATTTAAAGATATACTCGCTGCTAACAAAGACCAAGAAACCTGTATCTTAACACTTTCTTCAAAATCTACCTTAAAATTAGATTTCAAATCTCCAGATATAGAAAGTGAATATTTTCTAGCTAGAAATGAATAACTTCACCAAAATAGCGTGTCTTAGCACATTATTTTTCGTATATTGACATCTAAATAAACAAGTCATATGTCTGAAGTTAAACAAAGAAAATCAATCCAAACTATTACTGATCCTCTATTAGAACCCTTTTTTATAACAAAGGATGAATATAGTTACACAGTAAAACAAAATGTAACATCTGATTCTTCTCATTTTAGGAGCAAAGGAAAAACAAAAACTTATGAAAAATCTTTATATTATTTCACAAATTTAGATCAAGCTTTAGTAAAAATTTCAAATTTGAAAGCGGATATAGAAGATGTAAGTTCATTAGAAGAGTATATAAACAATTATATAACAATAAGTAATAACATTAAAAAATACACAGATGGCATTAGAAGCATTGTTTGATGCAGTTATAGTTAAACCTATAGAAGCAGAAGAAACCACGTATGGTGGAATTATTGTACCTGACTTAGGTAAAGAAAAAAATGAAACAGGAGAAGTAATCGCTGTAGGTCCAGGGAGATATACAATTTCAGGTAAACTTCTACCTACACAATTAAAAACAGGTGACATAGTAGTATTACCTACCATGGGGTTTACTAAATTACCATACAATGGTGAGGAATATTATGTAGGTCCTGAGAATAGTGTCTTAGCAAAAATAAACTCTAATTAGTCAAGAAAATCAAATTTTTGTAAGAAAATCAAATCTTTGCATATTTAGAATCAAATCCTATAAAAGAATGGGATTCTGCTAAAGATATAAATCTAGCATTTCCCGGAAACATATACGATGTTTTATATTCAAACGGAAAACGACATGGTTATAAATGGAAATATAAATAATAAATTTACAAAATAAAAAATGATGAATAAACAAGTTATTTTAGGTGAAGAAGCTAGAAAAAATCTAGTAAAAGGGATTGATATTTTAGCAGATGCTGTAGTTTGTACCTTAGGACCTAATGGTAGAAATGTAGTTATTGCTAATGATCAAGGTGCACCCCAATCCACAAAAGATGGAGTTACAGTAGCAAAATCTATTAAATTAAAGGACCCTAATCAAGAATTAGGAGTACAATTGGTAAAACAAGCGGCTATAAAAACAGCTGAAAAAGCGGGGGATGGTACCACTACTTCAACATTATTAGCTCGTGAAATGATTAAAGCAGGATTGAGTGCTTTAAATAATGGGGAAAATGCCGTTCAAATCAAACGCGATATTGATGAAGCAGTAAAATCTGTTATCACAAATCTCCAAAATTATATTGCAGAAGATATTTCAAGTGAAGAACAACTAGAACAAGTTGCAACTATCTCAGCTAATAATGACCCCGAAGTTGGAAAATTGATTGCTACTGCAATAGAAAAAGTGGGGATGGAAGGTATAGTTCATATTGAAGAATCTCGTACTGGGGAAACTTATTTGGAAACAGTGGAAGGAATGCAATTTGACAGAGGATACAAATCACCATACTTTGTTACTAACAATGACACTATGTCTGCTACGTTAGATAATCCTTTAATTCTAATTTCAGAAAATAAAATTACCCAAGTAAAAGAATTATTACCAATTTTAGAAGCAGTTTCATCACAAGGAAAATCATTACTCCTTATTGCCGAGGATGTTGATCAAGAAGCATTAGCAACCCTTATTGTAAATAAAATGAGAGGTACAATGAAGGTGTGTGCTGTAAAAGCACCTGATTTTGGTGATCGTAGAAAATTAATTTTAGAAGATATTGCTATTACAACTGGAGGTCAGGTGTTCTCTAGAGATAAAGGAATGAAACTAGATAAATTTAGTTGGGAGTGGTTTGGTGAAGCTAGAACTGTTACCATAGAAAAAGAACAAACTACCATTGTCGATGGGAAAGGTGGTGAAGATGAAATTAACTCCCGAATTGATGAATTAAAAACACAATTAGACAAGGCACAATCTCCATTTGAAATAGAAAAACTACAAGAACGTTTAGCTAAATTTGTGGGTGGAGTTGCTATTATTCATGTAGGTGGAAATACAGAGACCGAAATGAAAGAGAAAAAAGATAGAGTTGACGATGCTTTACACGCTACAAAAGCAGCAATAGAAGAAGGAATTGTTCCTGGTGGTGGTATGGCTTTATTATATGCTTCTCAAGTATTAGATTTAAATGTAAACACTACAACTGGGGCTTTTATTGTAAAAAAAGCATGTAGAAAACCATTTATCCAAATACTCGTAAACGCAGGATATGATACTACTGAAGCTGAAATTTTAGCTGCTAAATTATTAGACTTACCACTAGGATCAGGTTATAATATTAAAACAAAATCAATCGTTAATATGAAAGAAGAAGGTATTATAGATCCAACTAAAGTAGCTAGAACAGCGTTACAAAATGCAGCTTCAGTTGCTGGTACAGTACTATTGACCGAGTGTATTATTTCAAACGAGATAGAAGATAAACCTCAATCTCAAATGGACCCAATGATGGGTATGATGTAAAATTTTAAACTAGATTATAACAATGAATAAGCAGGAAATTTTTGAACAGATTACAGAATTATTTAACATTTTTGTAGAAAAACATAATAAAACTACAAAAAAATCACAACAAGAAGCTAGAAAAAGTCTAGGTAATATAAAAAACCTAGTAACCGAATACCGAAAGGCATCCGTGGCTGAAAGCAAATAAAATATATGGGGAAGTTTTTATGGCTTCCCCATTATTTTTTCGTATATTATATCTATGGAAATAAAAATAGACAAAATCAAAATAGAATTAATAGCTATAAGACAAGCCCCCGGTGATAGATATCGCTTAGTATCTGACGGTCCTGAAGGTAAAATCTATACATCTTTAACCAATACCTTAGAGGCTTATATTGTAAAAACTAAGTTTGTTGGGGATTTTAAATTATCCCCACTTAAAGGAGAATTATATACTATTGCAACATCAGAAAAAGAAATAGAACCTAAACCAATTAAAAAATATTCAATTTATGGGGAGTTTTGATAGAGAACAAACTTTGCTTAATGAACGTTATAGACCTAATACTTTAGAAAACTTTGTAGGTAATGCTACCTTAAAATCTTCAATTGATAGACAGTTAAAGAATAATGACATACAAAACTATCTATTTTATGCCGGGGCGGGTACAGGTAAAACAACCCTAGCTAAAATTATAGTAAACAATCTTGATTGCGAATCCCTATACATAAATGCCTCAGATGAAAGAGGTATTGAAACTATTAGGGATAAAGTATCAGGGTTTGCTTCAATGGCATCATTTAAACCTCTTAAAGTGGTTATTTTGGATGAAGCGGATTATTTAACAATAAATGCACAAGCATCTTTAAGGAATGTGATTGAAACCTTTTCACGTAGTACTAGATTTATTTTAACTTGCAATTATATTGAACGTATTATTGATCCAATCCAATCTAGATGTCAAACTTTTAAAGTAGAACCCCCAACTAAAAAAGAAGTTGCGGTTCATATAGCAGGAATATGTGATAAAGAGAAAATAAGCTATGACTTAATAGATATAGCTAAAATCGTAAATAAAACATATCCTGATATTAGGAAGATGATAAATACCATACAATCTAGTTCTATAGATGGAGTATTAATATTGGATGATGATTTAATTATTTCTTCAAGTTATATATACGATGTTTTAACGGAATTGGCAAAACCAAAACCACAATTTAAAGTTATAAGACAAATTATTGCCGATTCTAATATTAATGATTATGAAGAATTATTTAAATCACTATATGAAAGGTCTGAAGAATATTTACCAAATAGAGGGGGTACTGTTGCTATGTTAATAAACGACCACCAATATAAAGCAAATTTCCGTATAGATAAAGAAATAAATGCCCTGTCCTTAATCCAAAATTTAATAAACAACAAATAATATGCAAAACCCACAATCGGCACAAATGCCACCAATTGATTTGAAAAACACTACCGAAGTTAAAAACTCTGATGGAGGGAGTGTATTTGTACAAGGAGTAATTTTACGTAAAGTATCCAAATTTATTACCGGAACAGATGAGGATGCTCTTCTTCCTATCCCTGTGTTTTTTGATCCTGTAACAAAAAAAATCTTAAAAGACTCGGTCCCAAAAGATTTAAGAGAGGAACTTAAAGAAGAGTTGTGTTAGAATGAAAACTGTATTTGATTGGCTAAAACAAATTAATACTACCAAATCTCCCACTGATTCATTTTCAGAATCAGATTGGGAGACTTGGAATAGTTATATGGTTCATAGATTTCTAAGTCAGAATGAAGATTTTTTAGAATTGGTGAACGAGGTACAAGTTATACCTCCCCAAAACAAAAAAGAAATATACTCAGTATATGTCGAATTTATTCCTAAAAATAATAAATGGAGTAAATACATTAAATCTAAAGTTAAAGAAAGAAATAATGAATTATTAATACACTTAAAGGACCATTTTAAACTATCTATAAGAGAAGTAAAAGAATATTTATATTTTTTGGATAATGAACATATTGTTCGTATATTAACAAATAGAGGATTAGATAATAAAGAAATTAAAAAAATTATAAAATGAACCCATTATTATACAAAATGTTATTAACTTCTGCAGAAGCAGATAGAGCAAAAGCCATGCTATCCTTTGATTTATTAGGAAATAAGGCAGCAGGAATTGGTGATCATTCAACCGAAGATTTTTATAAAAATGCTGAAGAGACACTTAGGATGTTGATTGATGCTGATGAGAGAATAGAAAAACTAAAAATTCAATTTTTAAAATTTACACAAATAAATGGGTAGCGCTGTAACAAAACATTTCGAGAATGTGGAAAATAAATTACCTCATAACCAATTCCCCATAGGGAAAAAATATTGGGAAAATCTTACTCACCCTACAAATATGAGAGGTGAAGTACCCCAAAATGCAGTACAAATATTTGAAAACGAATACGGGGCACTATCCAATGAGTTTAAACAAATACAACATGAACAATACGAGTTATTTGCTAGAAAACACTTAGATTATGGACTTAATAATATTGCTTTGGGCGGAGATATCGTTAATAATAGCAATGACAAGAAGTTTTCACTAACTGGGTTGTGTATTAGATTAACGGATAAAATATCACGTTTAAAAAATTTATTAGTTAATGGAAAAAGTTTTGTTGAGGGTGAAGGGATGGAAGATACATTTATAGATATAGCAAATTATGGAATAATAGGTTTGTTAGTTGGTAGAGATAAATGGCGTAAATAATTTGAATGAAAAAGATCCCAAAAATAGTAAAAGAAATAAGAAATAATCCACCCTCACTGGTGAATTATGCTTACCAAAAGAATGTATCCCATTCTCAGATGTCAATTTTTAGGAATTGCCCCCACAGATGGAAACTTCAGTATAAAGAAAGAATTAAACGATTCACATCTTCAATACATACTGTTTTTGGGACCTCTATACATGAAGTAATGCAAAATTATCTAAATGTAGCGTACGAAACATCATTTGCCGCCGCAGATAGGGAAATTGATATGGAAGACACTTTCCAAAAAACCTTTATAGAAGAATACCAAAAACAATATAAATCAAATAAAAACGAACACTTCTCATCAGCAATTGAAATGAGGGAGTTTTTTGAAGATGGGGTAGGTATTCTAAATTGGTTTAAGAAAAAACGTAGTTCTTATTTCACAAAAAAAGGTACTTATTTAGTGGGTTGTGAACTCCCATTAGTAATAGCACCAAATAAGGGATATAATAACGTACTATACACCGGATACTTAGATATTGTGTTATACCATGAACCTACAAACACCTTTAAAATAATTGACATTAAAACAAGCACTAGGGGGTGGAGGGATCAAGATAAAAAAAATGAAGATAAACAATATCAATTACTTTTATATAAGCAATTTTTCTCTGAACAATACAATATCCCGTTAGAAAACATAGAAATAGAATTTTTTATAGTTAAACGTAAAGTATTGGATTGGGATGATGAGAAATTAATGTCACCACACCAATCATACAGAGTTCAAATTTTTGTTCCCCCTAGTGGTAAAATTAAATTAAATAAAGCTAAAAATGCTATAAACCATTTCATAACCACCTGTTTTAATTCAACTGGGGAAATTAAAAACATAGACTACCCTAAAAACGCCAGCAAATGGAATTGTGGTTTCTGTCCATTTAAATTAGATAAGGAGAATTGTGGTGAAGGGATATGTTTTGAATAATTTATATATATTTATATTAAACAATACAAACATACAAATATACAAACTATGAGTAATCAAAAATTAACAAGTGTAAAAATAGATGGGAATCTATGGGAAGAATTTAAAATTGAGTGTATCAAAAGGAAATTCTCATTTCAAAAACTATCTGAACGTGCTATTGAACTTTATATGAAAGATGAGGAATTTAGGAGAAAAATAACAAACCATAATTTGGCCTCGGAATAGAAATTTATTATATTAATAAAAAGTTATTATATGAATAAAAGTTTTAAACATCTTCCACAAAAAGAAAGGAAAAAAATACTCCTCTTATGTGATGACCTTAGAGTACATTCTGGTGTTGCAACTATTGCCAAAGAAATTGTAACTCATACATCACACCACTTTAATTGGGTGCAAATGGCAGGAGCCATTAATCATCCTGAAAAAGGGAAAAAATTAGACTTAAGTCAAAGTACTAATACTTTAATGGAGATTGATGATTCTTCTCTATTTTTATACCCACAAGATGGATATGGCAACCCCGATACATTACGACAAATAATAGCATCAGAAAAACCTGATGCCATCATGTTAATTACAGATCCTAGATATTTTACTTGGATTTTCAATATGGAACATGAAATACGTCGTAAAATTCCTATTACCTATCTAAACATTTGGGACGATTATCCTGCTCCAATGTACAACCAACCTTACTATGAGGCTTGTGATTTATTAATGGGAATATCAAAACAAACTGTAAACATTAATAAAATTGTTTTAGGTGATAAGGGTAAAAATAAAATTTTTAAATACATACCCCATGGTCTAAATGAGGATGTATACAAACCTGTATCTAAAACAGACCAGGGTTTTGTTCAATTTAAAAAGATATTATTTGGTGGGTTTGATCCCAAATTTGTACTGTTTTTCAACTCAAGAAATATTAGAAGAAAACAAATCCCGGATGCAATGTTAGCCTTTAGACATTTTTTAGATAGTTTACCTAAGGAAGAGGCTTTAAAATGTAGAATGGTACTACATACTGAATTGACATCAGACCACGGGACAGATTTAGAAGTGGTTAAAGAATATTTTTTTGATGAAGAATATGAAGATACAATTGTATTTTCTACTCAAAAATACCACCAAACACAACTAAATTATTTATATAATATAGCAGACGTACAGATATTACTTACTTCTAATGAGGGTTGGGGTTTAACTTTAACTGAAGCTATGTTATCTGGAACCCCCATAATAGCTAATGTTACAGGAGGTATGCAAGATCAAATGAGATTTGTAGATTCAAACGGGGAATGGTTTACCCCTTCACCTGAAATCCCATCTAACCATAGAGGAACTTATAAAGAACATGGAGAATGGGCATTTCCCGTTTACCCAACATCTAGATCTATCCAAGGTTCATCTCAAACACCTTATATTTTTGACGATAGATGTGAATGGGAAGACGCTTCTAAACAAATTAAAGCAATATATGATTTAGATCCTGAAGAACGTAAAGCAAGAGGATTAAAAGGCAGAGAATGGGCTTTAAGTGAAGAAGCAGGTTTTAATTCTAAGCATCAGGCTAATAGAGTTATGGGGGCGTTTGATGAATTATTTTCAACATGGGAACCCAGAGAAAAATATGAAATAATAAATGCCAACGATTATAAAGGTAAATTTTTAAAACATAATATAATATACTAATGAGTAAACCAACATTTGTAATTTCCTCACCGATGGATACCTATAGTGGGTATGGTGCCCGATCACGAGACATAATAAAAGCCATTATAGAAACAGATAAATATGATGTTAAATTAATGGCTCAAAGGTGGGGTTCTACTTCTTGGGGGTTTTGTGATGACCATAAAGAATGGCAATTTTTACTTCAACACTTACTCCCTGAAAATCAATTGGTGTCACAACCCGAAATTTGGATGCAAATCACAATTCCAAATGAATTCCAACCTATAGGAAAATATAATATAGGTTGCACCGCAGGTATAGAAGCTACCATATGTAAGCATGAGTGGATAGAAGGGATGAATAAAATGGATATGAATTTGGTATCTTCTAATTTTTCTAAAAAGATATTACAAGAGGTATCGTATGCTAAAAAAGACCAAAAATCAAACCGAACATTAGGAGAAATCAAATTAAATAAACATGTTGAAGTAGTATTTGAAGGTGCAAATCTAGACATCTATAAAACTTTAAAACCTACAGAAGTCACTAATATCAATTTAGATACAATCCCTGAAAAGTTTTGTTATTTGTTTGTAGGACATTGGATGCAAGGTAGTTTTGGGCATGATAGAAAAAATGTTTCGGTATTAGTAAAATCCTTTTATGAAACATTTAAAAATAAAAAAAACACCCCCGCTTTAATATTAAAAACTTCTGTAGGAGTTGCTTCTTATATAAGCCGAGATGAAATTTTAAAACGTATAAAACAAATAAGAAAAACGGTTAAATCCCATACTTTACCTAATATCTATGTTTTGAATGGGGAGTTTAATGACAGTGAAATGAATGAATTATATAACCACCCTAAGGTAAAATCTATGGTAAGTTTTACTAAAGGTGAAGGATTTGGACGACCACTATTAGAATTCGGGTTATCAAACAAACCTATAATAGCCTCAGCATTTTCAGGTCAATTAGATTTTTTACATCCAAGTTTTACATATTTAATTCCTGGAGTTTTGGAGAATGTCCATGATAGCGCCGCTAATGATTGGTTAATTAAAGAAGCAAAATGGTTTAAACCTGACAGTGGTCATATTGGTACATCGTTAAAGGATGTTTTTAATAATTACCAAAAATACAAAACTATGGGAATGCGTCAAGGGTCCCACGTACGTAATAATTTTAGTTACGAGAAAATGAAAGAATTAGTTGAGAGTATTTTTGATAAAAATATTCCTGAATTTCCAAAACAAGTAGAATTAATATTACCCAAATTAAAAAAATAAAATAATATGAATTTTGACGAATTAAAAGAGTGCTCAAGATGCAGTTCCGATGCATGTTATACTCAAGAAGTAACTAAAGACATTACTTTAGAGATGTGTTATGGGTGTGGTTTTATTTCTAATTCTTTAATGAAACAAGGAAGTGAATTTTTTAAAGAACAGATGGAAGTTTTACCTGAACTTTATAAAGCATTGCTTGATGAAGAAGAAGAAACAGGTAAGGTTTGGATGCCTTCTACTATTAATGTAGAAGATAAAGGTATAATATTTGCAGATGGAACCGGAAGAGATAATTGGATGTGGGGTGCTGCTAAGGCAATTCTAGTATCGGAGGAGGAGAAAGATAAATACAAAGGTAAAAAATATAGAGCAGATATGTCTACAATAAGACATTTCGAAGAACGTGATTTCATAGAAGCACTTTCATATATCAGGGTAATACCAGAATAAATAATATGAAAATAAGTTATGCAATACTTACACATAATGAAGGAAAATATATCGAAAAACTCCTTCCCTTTCTTATAAAAAATAAAAGGAAACAAGATGAAATTGTGGTGGTAGACGATTTTTCTGAAGAAGAATTAACTGTGGAATTACTCCTAAAATATAAAAATGAAATCCATTTAAATTATAGAAAATTTGATGGGGACCATACCCAGAAAAATTATCTTAATAGTGAATGTAGTGGGGATTATATTTTTCAATTAGATGCGGATGAAATAGTAAGCAAGGAATTTATAGAATTCCTCCCTCAACTATTAACTACCAACCCAGATATTGAATTGTTTTACTGTCCTAGAATAAATACCGTCTCAGATTTAACCTCAGAGTATATAACTAAATGGGGTTGGAATATAAACGAAAGGGGGTGGGTAAACTTCCCAGATTATCAGATGAGGTTATATAAAAACCTCTCAAACATTAAATGGGAAGGATTACTCCATAGTAGAATTGTAGGATTTAAATCATATTCAACCCTCCCAAAGGAAGAATTGTATTGTATATTACACCTTAAGGATTTAAACCGTCAAATTCAACAAAATGATTTATATGACAGAATTGAATCTAAAGGTAGGCAAAAATACAAAGTATAACAATAAATTAATAACAATAAACAAATGACTTTATTAGATCAATATAATTTAAAAAATTACAATACTGATAAGAATACCCTTCATAGCTATATTGAAAATGCCTATATCTTAAAGGAAGAAGTCTCCAAAAATTTTGATTCTGAGATAATAGATTTAAGAGGGATTAAAGGGAGATATGATGATATAATGTTATGGGTAAAAAAATAAAAACATGGTAATAGGAATTTTATGTAATAAGGATATAAATGAGGCAGTTTATAGAATTACATTTTCAAGTATAGTAAAAGCAAGTTCCCAATTAGATTTTGAATGTGTATTTGTAGAAGATTTAACATCGTACCCGGATGTTATATTTTCCAATGGGGGGTTTGATCCTACTTCTCTAGAACTAAATTCCTTTCTAACCGATTGTAAATCTAAAGGGGTTAAAATCATCACAATTTTTAATGATGTATACCCTGGGGGAGATCTTTTACTACAAAATTGGTCTAAAATTGCAGATTGTATTTTGTGTCCTACTCTAATGCATAAGTTATTTATAGAATCTGTAATAGACACCCCCGTTGAAGTTTTAAATGACTCTATTGATTATGCCTTAATTTCATCCCATACCCCCTTACAGAAAAATAATACTCCCCAAATATGTTGGTTTGGTTATCCTGAATCTTATTATAAAAGCATACAGAGATATGAACATATTATAAAAACATATGTTGATAAGGGGTTGATGTCATTCACTTTAATTACAGACCCCAAACTAAACACTAACTTCCCAATCATCCCTTTTAATTCCTCTACATTTATGGGGGATATTAAAAAATTTGATGGGTGTATTTTGTCCCATTCTCCTTTAGATTATAATATCAACACCTTTATTAAATCCCCCAATAAATTAACATTAGCTATTACCCTAGGAATTCCTTGTATAGCTAGTAATACCCCCTCATATAGGGATATTTTAAATACTGTGGATCTATCCGATTATTTATTTTCTAATATAAATTCCTTTAATAAATCCTTAGATTTGCTAATCAATACTGATAAAGAAAAATATTTATCCCAAAGCCAGCAATATGTTTTAAATACCTACAACTATTTAACAATAGCAAAACATTTTATTAATATTGTAAAAAAACTAACCTAAAAAAACCTATTTTTTATATTTATTAAAAACTCTAAAACAAATATGAAACAAATAAAATGTATAAAATGTAAAGGAGATATGCCCGAACTTAGATTAACTAAATATGGGTATAACTTTTGTGTAAATTGTTCAACTGTAAATACTAAACGTGGAGTTTCTATAATGAAGGGGTCAGGTGAAGATACATGGGTTGAAACAGAAATAATGGAAGAAGAAACATACCAAACCCACTTTAACCCCGAAGGGAGATATGAAATTACATTTGGGATTGAAGAGGAAGAATAAATATGCCACAACCCAAACCTTTAAGTAAGACTCAAATTTTAGCAGCAATGGCTAAAACAAAATCTAATATGGCTAGCGCCCGCTACCTTCATGTTTCATATCAACATTATAAAAGACATGCTAAAAATTATGAAGCTACTAAGGAGGGTTATGAAAATCTATTTGACCAACATAAAAACCAAAGTGGAAAAGGCATACCTAAGTTTTTAAATAATGGTAAGAAAGATCCTGCGTTATTAGATATAATAGAAGGTAAGATATCTCCTTCACATTTTAATCCCTCTAAAATCAAATATCGTTTAATTGAAGAAGGATATCTGGAAGAAGAATGTTCAATATGCAAATTCAGTGAACGTAGAGTATTAGATTATAGAGTTCCACTTTTATTACACTTTAAAGATAAAAACGGGAATAACTATAACCAGAATAATATTGAATTACTATGTTATAACCATTACTTTTTATATGTTGGGGATGTTTTTAACGCTATTGATGAAAAACAAATAGAATCCCACACACCTTTAAATAATACTACAGACGCTGTTAATTTTGAAATGGATGAATATCACTTACAACGTTTAAAGGAATTAGGATTGGGGGATGATGACGAAGATAGTACTAACCAATATATTAGTCGAATGTAATGAAGAATAAAAACCACAATAAAATAATTAAAGACTACGATAAACAAAAATCCAAAACTTTAAAAAAACTTGCCAGTAAATTGTTGGATATCCAGGATAAATTTCATATATTACGGGGTAAGAAAATTAATGATAATTTTTTAAAAAATTTTTAATATGAAATTTAAACATAAGTGGAAGATTGAAACTGAAAAGGAAATGGAAATGTTATTTATGGAAAATGATAAAAACCTCCATAATTTAATTGTGGATGAGGTTTTATTGCATTATAGAAATAGGAAAAAAACTATCCCTATATTATCCATTCATACTAAGGATTCGAAGATGAATTTTGATATATGTGTTGACCCCCAAGATATACCTGAGACATTAATGCAAAATCTAAAGATAATGGAGAACTACGAGGATTATGAAAGATGTACTAAAATTCAAAATATTATCACCATCTTTAAAAATAAAGGGTAGAGATTGGTTTTAACCCATATTTATTACAAAAAAAAATATGGCAAAAACTATTGTAAATACTGTTACACCTAAGGGTAGTGTTAAAAGAAAAGGAGTTCATTCAAAAAGCAAAACTTCAAAAACAAAAAAAAGTAAAAATTATGAAAAAGGCTATAATGGTCAAGGAAGATAAAGAAGAAAGGGTTATTCAAAGTCTCTTAAAACAGATGAATGATAGTGATCTTATTTACCTTCATAAACACAACAAACTAGGTGTGTTTTGTTACGCCCTATCTCTTGATTTGCATTTCTTAAACCCCATATTCTAAAGATATGGGGTTATTTTTTACATGGGATGTGTTTCATATATTCCTGTACATTAATCAACTAAAACTGTATATGTTATGAGTAAAATGTCAACTTTAATGGTTCCTCTTTTAAATGAAATTCTAATTAAAGAAATAGGGGAATCAAATATTCCACCCTTAGATTGGAAACAGGTAAGCCCTACTAAGTATGGATTTACAGTAAATATTGGGGGATTTAATGAGAGAGTTGTAGTAGAATTTGATAATTTTGATCCGGATTTAATATCAAAACAATTCTATTTACCAAGGTATCTTCAAGACTTGGATAAAACTTACAATGTGGGTTATGATGTAAGTGGAGATGAGGTCCAATTTGCTCAAAGTGATATAAAAACTTTATTAACTATTTTATCAACTGTAATCTCCGTTATAAAAGATTTTATATTATCTGAGGATCCTAATGTACTTTATATAGAAGCTACAGAAAAACAAGGAGAAAAAATTCAAAAATCTAATTTATATAAAGCATACATTCTCCATCAACTGAAAACAATACCTGGATATCAGACTATATCAAGAAGAAAAGGAGAATTAATTTTTAAAAAATAAATAATGAAAGGCTTGTATATGTAAATTTTACTTCGTATATTCCGGCATGTTAATCAATTAAAACAATAAAGGTTATGTTATTAAATCAACAAGAAATTTTAGAATACTGGTTTGGAATTGGAATGAACCTAGGTCTCACTGAGGCTCAGGCAATTAAATATTCAGAAATTCAACTTCAAGATTACAAATAATGGCACTTTGGGAAATTAGTACTCTAAATAAGCATAGAAATTTTAGAACTCGTATAGTACACTCTGAAGGAAGTTTAAGTGTAAGTGATGGATTTGGTCCGGTACATTATGTCAAAAGATTTACATATAAACATATTAATGGTTTCAATCCTCCAATGTTAACCAACATAGGTGGCAAGCATTATTTAATGCCAGGTTGGGTTGAAGTTCACCCAAAAACCAACTTAAAGGATATCATATGGGATAAACCTAAACCAAAAGCAAAATTTAAAATTGAAGTAATAACCCATAGATTTATTTCATCTAAAGGGGATAAAGAATATCTAACTAAGGAATCAACTCAATTAGATGGTTCAATTAAATATAGTTGTAACTGCTTTGGAGCTATTAGAGCAAAAGATGGACGCTGTACCCACATTAAAAGTATTGAAAAATAATATACAATTAATTTAAATATAAAAAAAAGAATAAATGAAGAACTTACTTTGGTTAGACGATATTAGAAACCCTTTTATAAATGAAGAAGGTAAAGTACCAACAGATGCGGATGGTGGAGATTATAATATAAATTGGGTTTTGAATTATGAACAGTTTGTAAAATGGATTGGAATATTTGGGTTACCTGATGCTATTTCTTTCGACCACGATTTAGCGGATGAGCATTATACACCTGAATATTTTTGGGAAGATTATGATGAAAGTAAAAAATTTCAAGAATGGCGTGGTGAGAGTTACAAGGAAAAAACAGGAATGGATTGTGCCCAATGGTTAGTAGATTATTGCATGGACAACCAGAAAAAATTACCCAGGATATTTATACACTCCGCAAACCCCGTTGGTGCAGATAATATAAAAGGGTTGCTGGATAACTTTATTAAATATTGTAGTTAAAGTACCTTTTAAGGAATATATAAAAAACGTAAACGATGATTTATAAAATAAAATATAAATTTAGATTATACTTATTAGAACGTAAATTAATAATAACTAAACAACGGAAAGCGATAAGTAGTTTATTTTCTTTGTGCGTTGTTGTGAAATTTTAAACAGATGAAAGGATTTACAGGATTTAAATGGTGGGAGCAAGAAAACCCAGCTTATAGGAAAGCTTGCAGAAGACAAGCCTCTAAAGAATTAATAGAATTAAAAGGACAATACGATTACTTTATTAAAAAAACAGTAAGTAAGGTTTAATTTTTTACAAAGCATTGTGTATGCCTAGTAGCGTATAAATAGAAACAAATATTAATTAATAAATAAAACTTATAAAAATGACTAAAGAAACAAGAACTTTTATTTGGGGAATGACGCTACTTCTTGTATGCGGAATAGGATTAGCATTACATATTGTTGATTTTATAAACGGAACATTTGAATATGGATGGAATTGGTTATTATTTGCAGGGTGTGCGTTTGGCAGCATACAAGGAGGTGTTAAAATAACACAGACCACCGATTAATTGCATATAACTTATGCGTGTATAGTTTGTTAACTATGTGATTAATAAAAGTACACTATAAAAATAGATTTGGTAGATTGATGTTAATTTAGTAAATTTGTTAATAAATTATACACGCTGTTGGTTGCAGTTATTTTATAAAACCCCATTAATTTTATTTAAAATTAAAATACATAATATATGAACACAAACGGAGATAAGTTTTTTATTTTAACCAACCCTATATTTTGGGTGTATTTTTTAATTATGACCATCTACTACTTAATAGATATGCTAAATATTTTTGATAAAAAACAAAACCAGAACTAATGATAAAATGTGATAAAGGATGGCATAGTGGTGAATGCTGTTGTAATTGTAAAAACCAAATTGAGTTATTTAAACATCCTTGGAATAAGATAAACCAAGGAGCTTCTAATGAAGCTACTAATATGTTTGCTTGTATAGTGGAACACGATTGTAATAAAACAAATAAAGGAGTTATATTTGAAAATAAACATGGTCTTTGTGAAATGCATTGCGGTAAATAAAATGAATAAAAAAATTAAAATTAAAAGCTATTTTAAATAAGTATATATTAAAAAAAAATGATAAATAATCTAGTAGTAAAACACAATAATGATAATGAAAATTTTAGAATTTTTGTTAATCACGGTAGTTATACTTATTCAGCAGAATATAATTTAATTGATTTATTTGATAATAAAAAATACATATTTAATTGTCAATCCATAAAAGAATTGTCTGACAAAGAAATAAAAGAAAGAATAATTAGTTATCATTTAGACACGATATAGGCCGTAATATATGTGGCCTTTTTACAATAATGACTGCCAACGTATTTGTGTATAAAATGTACGAGTAAAAATAAATAGAATTTAATATTAATAATTAAAATAAGTAAAGATGAAAAAAGTAAATTTAAACAGAATTAGTAAGTATTTTTTATACACGTTGTTGGTTGTAGTCTTATTTACGGGATGTGCCGATGTCTCTAATATAGAAGCGTGTACCACAGTTGCTCCTTATGGATTTTGGGGAGGACTTTGGCACGGAATGATTGCACCATTTGCATGGATAGGTAGTTTGTTTAGTAGCGATATAGCAATATATGCTGTAAATAATAACGGAGGTTGGTATGACTTCGGATTTATATTAGGTATAGGCGCGTTAAGCAGTAGCTCTACAAGTGCAGCAAAAAGATAGTAAATAATATTACTTACAACGTACCCTTTTATTGCATTTTGCGTAAATTAATAATTAGTAAATAAATATAACATAAATGATAGAATATAAACAATTTAGTAAAAAAGTAAATAAAAAGCAATTTGTTATAAAAGATGTTGGCATTTGTTTTTTTGATATTAAATTTAC